TAGATGCTTGTAGTTATTTAATCGCATATAAGTGGCCAATCGTCAAACAGTTGGGAACATCTGTACAATGGTAGAGTTCTTATTAGGGTTAAGTGCGACCTTTAATGTCGTATTTATTACCATGTGGATAATAGGGTATAGGGCAAACAAGAAACACGAACAAGAATTAAAAAGACAAATAGAACAGAATTTCGGGAGGCAGTTGACGCAATATTTTGAGAATTGGATGTATAAAGCATGAAATCAGTTAATACAGTAGTAATACCCGAATACAGCGAACAGCTAGTATTAGAGTCAATACGCAGAGCTAGGGAAAACTTACAAGCAAAAGAAAACGCAGAAAAAGCAACTGCTTTAGATTTTTATTACAATAAGAATTTAGATACGCATCTAGAGCAATGGTTTCCTGGCGAAAGTTTAAGCCAAGTGCCGATGTTTCCTTTGCGTTTAGTACCAAGATTTGCAAGAGCTAGAATGCTCTTATTAAAGAATGAAATCAAACGTTATATCGGTGGAGAAGTATCAGAAGATTATAAAGATATGACGTATCGTTTAAACTCTACTATGCGTGAGTATGGAGAGATAGCGTGGTTGTTAGGTACGTGCCATTTGCGTTCTAAATGGAATGATAGAAGGCAGCGTATAGAGTATGATATTCTTCCATTCGTAAAAGAATACTATGTTAGAGGTGAAAGCGAACCATTTGCGTATTCGTATGAAGTAGAAAGCCATAATAATAAACGACAATTTGTATTCTGGTCAGAATCTAGGGATGGAGAAAAAGGTCTGCATTTTATGTATGATCAAGCTGGTAAGATGATTAACATACCAGGAGGCGATGGAACGAATCCGTATGATATATTACCTATTAGTAGAATGCACAATCATGGCGATGCTTCTGATGTAACTAGAGCTTCTATTCATGCTGGTATTGCTATGACTGAAATCGCTTTAGGTGTTCGCTTTAGTTTAGGCCAACCAGTAATAAGTGGAGTACATGAAGCACAATCACAAATACGATCAGGAATAGATCGTGCTATTATATTACCAGAAGGTGCATCGTTTAATTATGTAAGTCCTAGTGGAAGTATTCCAGCAATGATTGAATCAATTAAAGCAATGCTATCTATAACTGCTCAAAATCATTCTTTGCAGATTAAGTGGGGCGATGCTGGTCAAATACAATCAGGGATCGCATTAGCAATACAAGATGTAGAGAACTTAGAATCACGACAAAGTGATATTCCTTTATGGCGAGAATGGGAGTCATCAAGATATGAGATTGATCGCAAGATTATTGAAGTACATACAGGTAAAAATCTATCTGAAGATTATAGCGTGGACTATGGTGAAGTCAACTACCCACTCTCAGAGAAAGAAGAATTAGAAGTATTAAAGATTAAAAAGGAAATGGGTATCATAGACCAGGAAGATATTATACGTCATTTCAATCCAGATATAAGTGATGAAGAATTAGCCGAAAAATTAAATCAAATGAACGCAACTAGACAGTTAGAAAATGAAGCACAAGCACCAAGAACTCCGCTTGAAAGGTTAATCAATGCCTGATCCTGTAGAAAGATTTGCAAGTCAAATACAAAGAGTAGAAGCTGCATTATATGCTGATCTTACAAAAGTTGCTAATCAGTTAAGCAGTTTGTCTGATACAGAACTTATTAATACGTTGCGTGAATTAAATTTATTTCAAGATTTATTGGATCGTGGTTATGCAGATGCTGTTAACGGCCTTATTGATTCTTATGGGGATAACTTATCAAGAATAGTAAAAGAAGCCCGTAAAAGAGGAATTAGAGACATTGCTGGGGCTACTGTAAGTCAATTAGAACTATTACAAGAGCTAGATACTAGAAGATTACTTGGCAACCTTAGTGAATACGCAGATAGATTAACTAACGCTTTGTTTTCTGGAATTATATCAGGTGAAGGTATTAGTGCTTTAGTAAGTAGATTAAAAATAGATGAACGCTTTTATACGCATCGTTTAAATGTAGCAGTATTTGATAGTTATAGGCAATTTGATGATTTAGCAAGATATAGAATATTTGAGGGGGCAAACGTTAGATGGGAATATGTAGGCCCAGTAGATGATAGAAATAGAGATATATGTAGAGCAACTATTGAGAATCAGCCAAGTAAAGGTTATACAGAAGCACAAGTAAAAAGTTCTAATACTCCGTTTGGCATACGTGGTGGATTTAATTGTAGACATTCGTGGATGGTATATGAAGGCTCATAATATAGTAAAACTACCAAAATGGAAATGGGAAGAAGTTGGTGGTAGGGTTGCTACACGAATAGTAAAAGATGCCGATAAAGGCATAGGTGCGGATGGTAAAAAATTTGATGCATATAGTACAGAATACAAAATAAAGAAAAGCCAAGGCGAAGCTACTCCAAAAGGAGTTTCAGCTTCCAGGCAAACAAGCCCACCAAATTTACGTTTGACAGGTACAATGCTTAATTCTATATCTGCACAAAATGCTACAACTACAGGAGTAGAAATAATATTGCGTGATGGATTAAAAATAGAGGGTAACGCCAAAAGAGGACGGGATATACATGGCGTTAATCCTAAAAATGAAAAAAAGTTTTATAAAGACATTAGCGATCACTTGGGTAAGAATATAGACAAGTACGCTAAAATCCCGATTGAAATATCAGTTGGATAACTCAAACAAGAGGTAAAAATGGAAGAACAACAAGTCGAAAGCCTAGACGTTAAAGAGGCAGCCGTTGAAGCTGACAACGAAGAAAAACAGTCCGTCGATGGAGTTCCTTATGCACGATTTCAGGAAGTCAATGACGCTAAAAACACATTAAGAGATGAGCTTGATTCTTTAAAGCAAACGATTGAAAAAGAAGCTGAAGATAGAAAACTCAAAGAGTTGGAATCAAAAGGTGAATATGAAACAATTATGAAAGAGATGAAGGGTAAGCTAGATATGGCTAATAGAAAAGCCGCAGCTTTTGATGAATATCAGGAAACTCGTAGAGATACGTTATTATCGGCATTGCCTGAAGAAGATCGTGATATCTATAATGGACTTCCACTTGAAAAATTAGAAGTTCATGTAGAACGTTTAAAGACGAGGCCAAAACCAGCCTCAACAGACAACACTAAACCATCAGCGATGGGTGGATTTACATCCTTTGAAGAATGGGCTGCTGCTGATCCTAAAGGATACCAACAAGCAAATACTGCACAAACATCTGGTAATATAAAGATCGGTTATGGCGGCAAATAACATTCTAAAAAAGAAACTTGATCCAGATAACGAACTTCAAGATCGCAAGATTGATGGAGGTAACGATATCGAATGTACTTATAAAGGAAAGAAAGTTAGTTATGATGACTATCTTGATATTTATGAGGAACGTGGAGAGAGGATACAAAAAGGAAAGAAGCCTAAAAGCATTGGAATATTTAGTGGTTGGGGTGAAGGTAAATTGAGAAAGCCTTATGAATAATTTAACAAACCTTACTTGATTATATAGATCGTGAGAAATTTATATATTGATAGGATGGTTAAACTATAGGAGTTTGAAGCTATGGCTGAAACAGATACTGGCGTAGCACAAGGTGGTCTTGGAAAGATTATCGGTGATGCTGTAATAGCCTTCAACCATTCAAATGTAATGTATCCTTTGGTTCACGCTAAACAAGCGGTTCAAGGTGCAATAACTGTTCAATTTCCAGATTATACTAAAATCGCTTCAAGTAGTGTAGGGGCTGCAACAGATGGATCAGATTATTCTACTGTAACATCAATAACAACTGCTGCTCGTAGTGCTACAGTAAGTGAGCACGTGATTCGTGCTGACGTAAGTGATTTAGCTAGAATGGGTAACGCAGAGGATTTAACTGGCAATGTCGGTCAAATACTCGGAAATGCCGTTGCTGCTAAATTAGATGACGATCTGGTAGAATTAGGAAAATCCTTATCACAAACTGAATGTGGTGCTGGAACAAGCCTTGCATTGAGCCACGCTTTCGGAGCGATGAGGCAAATGAGAGCTGCTGGAGCACCATTTCCATATAACCTGATTCTTTCACCAAAACAGGTGTGGGGTTCAAAAGGATTGATTTCCTTGCTACATGATGCAGCTGTAACTGGTAGTAATTCTAAACCATTATCACTTATGGGTGCTAAAGGTGAAGAAGCAATGGCTGCTGGTTATGTTGGTTCTATTGCTGGATTTGACGTTTATTGGTCAGATCAAATTGATGAAGATGTATCAAGTGGCGGAGATGCTGCTGGATTTGCTTTTTCAAAAGGTGCATTTGGACTAGCTGTTGGCCCTGAAGGTCTATTTAGACTCGAAACCGAAAGAAACGCATCATTCAGATCAACTGAATATATTGCGACTGGTTTCTGGGGAGAAGTTGAGATCAAGGACGCATTTGGTGTGTATATCTTAAGTGATGTATCATAATTAACCAATCGATGATGGGGGCAGCTTCGGCTGCCTCTATCGAAATGAGGTATAGATGAAATATTTTAAAAAACCAAACGGATTTATGGTAAAATATGATCCGAGTAGGCATGATTTAGAATCTTTAAAAGATAGATTTGAAGAATGCGATGAAAACGGCAATCCAATGCCTAAGAAATCAAAGAAAAAGGAAAAGTAAATGGCAAATGCTCATATAAGAAGCAGACCAGCGATGGAATCGTTGGGTATTCTAACAGGGGCCGGTGGATGCGATTATGTAGCTGCTGCAACTGTTAATGCTCATACTTATGTTGCAATTACCGCTTTAGATACCGATACAACAACTGTCAGTGCTACTTCCGCAGATACAGATATATGGGATTCTTTATCAACTGTAGAAATACCATCTGGATGTACTATTTATGGCAAGTGGACTGAGGTAGTAATCGGATCGGGTGATCTTGCAATGGTTTATAGAGAATCGTCAAGCGATTAAGGAGAAAATATGTCAAGACAATACGCAGTAGTAGAGGCTCAAAACCTTTCTATTGGTCAAGCTGGTTCTATCCTGGTAACAGGAACAACAGCAGTAACTTGTTCGGCTGGTACTGGAATCTTTGTAGCGATACAATTTATAGAAGATACAGTATTTGCTTCAGCAAGTGGCGGATTAGTAGCAGAAACAGAACAATTATATCCAGATGATGCTGGTACAGGTACAATTATAGATGCAGATGGCGGTGCAGCAATAGATGGACAAACATTCCCACAAGGAATGACTATCTTTGGCCGCTGGAGTGGTTTCACTCTTGCTTCAGGTGCTTGTATAGCCTATGTAGGCTGATGTTAAAATTAGGATTAAAATTAGCTTCCCATGTAACGCAAACTGCTAGGTTAGTACGTGATTTATGGACTTCTATAAATGACACCTGGCAATTAGAGCAAAGAAAATGGGAAGATATTGTATAAAGATTTACTTGTAGCCATGTCAAATCTGTTATGGGCGGTAAGCTGCAAGGTTTTTAAAGAAACAGGAGAAATTTAATGGCAACTTTAACAGGTCAAACCATTGCCAGTAGTTATGAACAATTACTTCATGTAGATCGTGATGGCGGTGGAAATTCAACAACCCTAGTATCAATTAAAGATGGAGATAACGGAACAACATTTGGTTTCCAGATCAGTACGAATGCTTTAATGATGACTAGCACCAATCAATTACAGTTTGGTGATACAGGAACTTATATATATCAATCAGCAGATGGAGTCTTAGACCTCGTATCTGATACTGAAATAGAAATTAACGCAACCACTATAGATATAAATGGTGCAGTAGATATAAGCGGAAATACTACCATAGGAGGCGATTTAACTGTAAATGGTACATCTACCTACATAAATAGCACAACTCTCCAAATAGACGATAAATTAATCGAATTAGCACACTCTCCAAGCGGATCAGAAGGAGCAGATTCAGCAATAGATGGTGGCGGTATTATATTAAAGTCTAGCGATAGTGATAAATCTATCTTATGGGAAAACGATGATGATTCCTGGCATTTCAATCAAGGAATAGTAGTTGGATCAAATGGTTCTGGATATGATGTAACATTTCATAGCGGAACATCTGGAGATTCATTTGTTTGGGATGCTTCCGAAGAAAAATTAACAATTACAGGAACAAATGGACAAACAGCTTTAGATATAGCTGATGGTAATTTAGTTGTTGCAGACAATATAGATTTAGAAGGTGATATTGATGTAAATGGTACAACCAATCTTGATAATACTGATATAGATGGAACATTAACACAAGATGCTGGAAATGTAGTATTTAATGAAGCTGGTGCGGATTATGATTTTAGAGTAGAGTCTGATGGAAACGAAAATGCTCTTAGAATTGATGGAGCACAAGGCTTTGTTGGGATTGGGGCTTCTCAACCTGGCTATGTAAATGGCAATGACCATAGAGGTGGAAACACACAAACGTCATCAGGAGCTGGGGGGTTGCTTCACATTGAAGGTCTTGTACCAAGAATTATTTTAGATGATACAGGCGATACTCCTCAATACGCAATAGAAGCTCAAGATTATTTTAGTATTCTTGAGTTAGCAGATGGTTCTACAAGCGAAACAACAAGATTTAGAATATCATCTGCTGGTAATATAGGTGTGGGGACATCAAGTCCAAGTAAATTATTACATCTTTCTGGTGGAGAGTATCCAGTATTATTAGAAAATACAGGCGACCAAAATAGTGTTATTGTACAAGATGCTGATAGAAGTAGTGCAGATGCATATATTGGAGGTTTTTCAGCAAAGTGGAATAATAAGCGTGTAGCAGAAGTGTTAGCTTATTCAGGTGCAGACACAACCAATAAAGACGATGGGTATTTATCGTTTGCAACTTCATCCGCAAATAATATAACTGAACGCATGAGAATTACATCTGCTGGTAATGTAGGTATAGGTACAGCATCGCCATTAAAATCCAATGCTTTTTTTGGGGCTAATGCAACATATCTAACAATTTCCGATTCTGATGGTGCTGTTTTAGAACTTGCAAGAGGAACTAATGCTGAAAGCGGTATTGGTGGAATTCTGTTTGTAAACGAAAATAATGCCGACGCTTCAAACATAGATGCAGATGGTAAAATTGTAGCGGGTATATCGGTAACAGCGGTTACAAGTGATAGTAATGCCCATGATGATTCTGGTGCTGTACTGCGATTTTTAACAAAACCTGAAGCTGGTACTTTAACTGACCGAATGAGAATTACATCAGGTGGTAATGTAGGTATAGGGAATAGTTCATTAGAAACTTGGACAGGTGATTATACTGCATTACAAATTGGTGGTGCGGCTTCTTTAGCGGCAACAACCACTCAAGCGGCTGGTGATGTTAGCTTTTTATCTCATAATTGTTACTATGATACTACTAATAGCAGATGGGAATACATGAGTACAAATGCTGATGATGAAGCATCTCAAATGTATATGCAAAATGGAAATGTAGTATTTAGAGTAACATCAACTGCTGGAGCTGATGATGCGGCTGTATCATGGACTACGGCAATGACTATAGCAAATGATGGTAATTCCACAATTGGGGGAAATCTGACTGTTGATGGAGCTTCAACTGATTATGACCAACTTACAATAGAAGGTGCCGCGGCATCAGGAATTAGATTTAAAGATTCTTCAGGAAATACTGATGGATTTGTTTATGCATCTGGTACAGAAATTGGATTTTTAGACCCGGGTGGAGATTGGATGGTGGCTGGTTCTAATGATACCCATGTTAGATTATTAGTTACTGGAGCTACAAAACTTAAAGTAGATGCCAACTCTCGCATCAGCCTATCCAATAATGATAGTGGTACATCAAATACAATATTTGGAAAATCTGCTGGTGCAAGTTTAGACGCTGGTTCTAATTATAATGTGTTTATAGGAGAAAATGTATCTGATGCATCAATGAATGATGCCGTATCTAATGTGGGAGTGGGTTATTCAGCATTAAGTGCTTTAACTACTGGAGACCATAATGTTGCTATTGGTTCTGGAGCGATGGCTACAACCACAACTAATGGTAAGAATATTGCTATCGGGTACGAAGCCGCGGCTAATATGGCGGCTGGTACAGATGGATGTGTAGCAATAGGATATCAAGCATTAGATGCCGCTGTAGATGGTGCTCATTATACTATAGCAATAGGGCAATCAGCTTTAGGTGCTCTTACAAGTGGTGAGCATAATATAGGTATAGGATATAAAGCATTAGAACATACTAATACTGGAACTGATAATATTGCTATTGGTTATCAAGCATTAGGAGATAAAGACCATCATTCTAATTGTGCAGATTCTGATATGAATATAGCTATTGGCACAAATGCTATGGGTGGAGCTTGGGAATCAAATAAATCTGAAGGTAACATTGCAATTGGATATCATTCTATGGATGCTGTTATGAATGGAGCAAATGATAATGTATCCGTTGGACACACAGCATTAGGAGCTTTGACAGATGGAGATGAAAATGTAGCTATTGGATATGCGGCTTTATTGGCTTGTACTTCAGGTTTAAGAAATGTTATGGTTGGTAGAAGTGCTGGGGATGAACTGACGACAGGAGATAATAATACAGGTATTGGAACGTATGCTTTACATCAATTAGATGCTAACGAGGATGATAATACAGCGGTTGGTTATAATTGTGGTGCTAATGTAGATGGTGGAAGTCAAAACACTTTAATTGGTTCTGGTGCGGCTACAAATGTTGCCGCGGCTACTAATCAAATTGTTATAGGTTATGGAGCTACAGGTGGAGGTAATAATGTTGCCACTATTGGTAATGCTTCATTAACAGATTTATATGCTGGACAAAGTAAACAAGCTAAAATTCATGCGGCTAATATAGAATTAGCCTCAAGCACAGCAAATGACCCAGAAATACATATAAAAAACACAAGTGGTGGTGGTGATTCTGGTATATTAAAATTTACAAAAGATGGTGGTTCTGCCGCTGATGATGATACAATAGCTTCAATTACTGTATATGCAGATGATGATGGTGGGAATTCTCTTAATTTTGGTAATATTTTTTGGTATTCAAGCGATGTAAGTGATGGTGCTGAGCAAAGCAGGGCAAATTTTACAACAAGAGATGGAGGTGCAGAAAAAATACCACTAAGGCTAAGTGGAGGTGCAATGTTAAATTATATTTCTGGAACTTCTTATAATGCATATACTCCAAGAAGTACGGTAAATACAGATTTAGTTTATGAATCTGCTGTTAATGGAGGCATTAAAATAAAATTTAATGCAAATGGTGATGGATATTGGGATGGAGCGGCTGATAATGGTTCGGCTGACTATGCAGAGTATTTTGAATCAACAGATGGAAAAGCAATACCAATCGGTAATACAGTTGTATTAGAAAACGGAAAAGTTAGACAAGCAAAGGATAGTGAAACACCTATTGGAATTGTAAGACCTCACGATGGTTGTGCTATGGTTGGTAATTCTGCTTGGAGTAAATGGAATAATAAATACATACGTGATGATTATGGTAAGTATGAATATGAAAGCTATACAAAAACAAGATGGTTTGAAGAAATATCAAAAGAAGAGTACGAGAAAAAGGATAAGGATGATACAGGTGGTGTAAGAGGTGGTTCGGTTAGAGATATACTTGGAGGAGAAAAAGGAACTTATTATAGACAACATGAATATTATTCAGATATTATACCAAGCGGATTAACTGTTCCTGATGATGCTAAAATATTAGAAGATTCATCATATCAACGGCATAAAATAAATTCAGACTATAATGATTCAAAAGAATATAAACCAAGAGAAGAGCGTGATGAGTGGAATATTATTGGTTTGCTTGGTCAAATACCAATGACCAAAGGTCAACCAGTTGCAAGTAATTGGATTAAAATGAAAGACGTTTCTGATACAGTAGAAATGTACTTTGTAAAATAACAGGAGAATATAATGGATTGGAGTAAATACAGTTCGTTGAAATCTAGCAAACTAGCCTCTTTGGGAAAAGAGAAGCAAGTCACAAAAGAAGCAATTTCAGAAGTGAAAGATTCAGATGGTAAAGTCGTAAGAGCGGCACAAGCCAAAGAAGAACGTGAATACGTTGCGTTGAGTCAGAAACGATGGAATGCTGAGTCTGGTGATGCTATGGATGATAATAAGCGTGAATATTCACTATCTCAATTAGAGAGTGAAAAAGCACGTTACGATGCAGACATGGCAAGAGCTAAAGCTCAAAGTGATGGACTTGCACTAGCTATTGCAGATTTTAAGAAATTATAATGGAAACATTACCACTTCTGATACTCTGTCTCGTTTGTTATGGAATGGGATGGGTTAGCGGATGTATGGTAAATAACAAAAAAAACAAGGAGTCATAATGGCTAAAAAAGAAAAAGAACAAAAGCCTGTTTTGAATCTTGATGGCAAAGAGTATGTTATCGAAGATATGACAGATACACAAAAAGAGATGGCCGCGCAAGTTATGAGACATCAAGACCACGTTAATGACGTCAGAAACAAGCTCGCTACAAATAGGTTTATAGCAGAACAGTTAGCAGAGAATGAGAAATCTTTCTCTGAAAAACACCAGAAAGGTGTCGTTGAATTGAAAAAGTCTCTTGAACCAGAAGAGGTAGAAGCGGAAGCATGATTGTAAGAAGGTGCAGTCAGGGCCATCGTGTCCGCATTTATAGAAATACCACACCGGGTATCTCTCGTACTAAAAA